TTTTCCTTGATAGTTTGCATATTCTTTTGCGTAGTCTCTCTCCACCAACTCTATTGCATCTAACCAGTATCGTTTTTGCGTGTTGTTCTTCTCTACAATAACATAGTTCGCACCTAGATGAATCACCTCTCCGACTTCATCTGACTCTTTTACTATCACTTTGTCGCCTATCGCATATAAATCCCCTGACACATATTGTTCTCTTGTCTCTGATATTGGATTCAATTGTATATGATTTTTGTATTCTCTTTGTTCCTTCAACCCCATTCCCCTACGGACTGTGTTGAATAAATTCTTCGCATCTGCATTAGAAAATGTTTTAGGTAAACCCTGACTAAAACTTGTGAAGTCACCTTTACCTGCGGCTGCTCTCATCTTAGATGCAGACATCCCTGTTGCACCTTCTGCATCTGGATCTCTGTCTCCTGCAGAAAGTACGTTCATTGCACGAAAGTTATAGAAACCATGTCTACCTTTTTTACCATTATATTTGTTCATCAAGATGTCAAACTCTTGAACACGATCAGCACCAACAACCATGGTAACATTTTTATAACCCATATCATATAGTTTTGTCAATATATCAAATAAGTTTCTGACCTTCGCGTCCAACATAATCCTACGTGCGTGACGAGGAAACATCTTACGTGCTATTTTTATCTTATCTTTGTATGGTAATGGATTTTTCTTTGGGTCTGTGGATTGTGATAGGTACACGAAATACGGATTGTTCCCTGCCTTACGCGAGAGAGCAGTTAATAGTTTCTCATGACCAATGGTGGGTGGATTCATTCTCCCCCACGTAAAGAAGACTGTCTTCTCTTCTTCAACTAGAAAATTTTTAAATGATCCTATCATCTTTTTTTACGGTCTAACTCTTGTTTACGTTTATCTTTGACCATTCGTTTGGCAAGCATATCGATTCTTTTCTTCACTGCAGGTTTATCTAGTCTCTTCTCAAGTTCTTGTCTACGTGCAAAAGGTAAATCGTTTTTATCTTTACCCTTGGTTAACTTTTTAAGAACCAACTTACGCGCTGACTTACGAGCACGTTGTTTCAACGTATCCATATTTGCCATACGTCTTTTGGCCTTATCCCGACCAATTTTAATTCTTGTTTTGAGGCGTTTCATCATACGACCACGCTTCATCCTTTGTTGGATAGTAAGCGCTTCGTTTTCGGGTTCAACATCTTCGTTGCCCGCATAGGTTCTTTTACTTTTTTGAACTCTATAATTAGTTAGTTCATCCTCGCCTGGACGAGGTTCCACATTAATCATATCTTTAAACGACAACGGTTTTGCCATCTTAATTCCTTCCCGGCTTGTCCCATCCCTTTAATATATTCGGTGAAAAGTTAGCGAATGAGAATTCCATTCGGTCAACAATTTTCACTGCATCACCACCAAGTTTGTCTATAGCGACATAACCCTCTTGACCTGTAATACGATAACCTCTTTTTGTTTTAAGGAATGTATTTACGTTTGAGAGTTTATTTAAAGTATTTATAAGTTTCATCTTCGCAAGAACTATTACCTTCTGAAGATCAAACATCTTCACCAGAGATTGTCGGTTCTCTGGTGAAAAGAATTTTAATATCTCATTGAGTTTCTTTATTTGCGTGGACTTCCCTTTTTCCGTTTTCCTTTTGTCTGCTTCTTTTTGGAATTTTTGTTTAATCCAAGAAATGAGACGGTTAGTGTGGGTCTTGGTATTTTGAATGATTTGACCTTTCCTAACATACGTGTTGTTAAACTGCTCAATGAGTTGAGCCAACTCAGGATCTTTTTCAAGAGTCCTAAGAGTAGTCCCACTGATCTGGTTAAAAATTTGACCGGCAGTAGATAGATAACTTGTAACTTCATCGGTGTCCTTCCTAGTCATGGTTAGATTAGTTAGATCTCTGAGTGTTGCATCCTGACTCCATACGTTTCTGGATGATCTGAACTTTGAAACATCAACACCATATGATGCTTTTAAGGTTTCAAAAGTTCTACCAGTATAAGTTGTATGCCAGACAATTCCAATTTTGCTCTTCATGATAGCATCTGATGCATCCGACTCTCTAGGTATTGCATAAACTATAGTGTTTGGATGAAAGGTAACGTAATTCTTCCCTTTAATCTTTTGTGTCTTTACATCACTCTTGGAGTATAGAAAATCTCCTTGAATGATACCCTTGATTCCTAACTCAGGTAAATGTTTTAATGCCAACTTTAGTTTAGTATTGAGGTCTCCACTGGTATCGGCATCAATGTCTGCATTTGATTTGTAGACCTTTGGAGACTTTGCAAAGATTCCTTTCTTTGCGACAAAGAACTCTCCGTCTCGTGGATCTGTTCCGCAGAAAATAGCAGGAGCACCATCCCACTTAACAGATACTTTACCATCATGTTCTCCCCCCAACATATCTCTTAGAGATCGTAAGGCGAGTATTGCGTCACGAGTACCTTTTACTCCACCATAAAGAACTTTGTCTTCGATGTGAGTCATGTGTGTGTTCTTTTGTTCTGTTATGAAATCTGAAAACTGCATTAGAATTTAACTTTCGTATTTACTCTGACATCTGGTTTCTCTGGTGTTAGAAAACTAATCAAATTCAAAACACTTTTCTTAACCTTGGATAGAATATTTTTATATACGCCCTTTACTCTATTTTTTATTTTATTAAAAATATTTTCGTTTATCATTTCATTAGTAGGGTGCGAACCTTCTGACATTGCGTTCACTATTAAAGAGATAACAGACCAAAAATTGTATTCTCCAGTCTTTACGCCTTTTAGTTTACGTGACGATGTTTTAAATCTTACTTGAACTTTCATAGCGTCAGCAATTTTCTCGCAGTATTTGTCATCATATACCGAATGTATACTAACAGATCTACCGTCATGAGTAGACACTAACATAAACTCTGCGGCAGAATTAGAATTACTACCATATTTTACGAAACCAGACATCGCTTCCCTTGCAAACGCAATTTTAAAATCTCTATTATTCTGAAACAATTTTACCATTGCACTCATTGCTGCTTTGTGAGCCTTTTCACCTTTATTGACTAATTCATTCTCTCCAGATTTAATTAGTGGTCTTAACTGACTTGGTGCAACAGATGCAGTAACAAAATCATTTACGATGTCTTCTGTCAGTTTATAATTAGGATCTTTTCTAATTTCATTTGAAACAGAATTTGTTGCTGCATAAAATGTTGCAAGACTTTCTGATTTACCACCAGACATTAACTGTGCCATACCAATCTTTAAAGATAGTCTTTTGTTACCAATTAAAATGTCGGTCTTTGGTGTTGTGTCAGTTGCGCCATATTTTTTCCATTCCCCAGTGAGAGAGGATTTTGCACGACCATATTGTTCTGATTTAACATTACCTAACTTAAAATGTTTCTTTACTGCAATAGCAATCTTTTCTCCTGCCTCTAATGCTGCAGGATTATTTTCAAGTACTGACATTGTTTTCGCACCAACCCCAGACTTTTCTACATCAAACTTTTGCCCAGTAATCTTATGAAATCCCACTACGATTGCAGCTTCATAATCTTCTGCTTTTAGCGAACCTTCTGTTAAATAATTTTTAAAATCAATCATATTACTTACTCTTTTGTTACAACTGGTCTCATTGTATACTATTTATAATAGTTTGTAAATAAAAAAACGCACCTAAGTGCGTTCTTTGTATCGTTTATCTTTTTCTTCTTTCTGTCGCATTCGCTTGAGACCCTGTATCTTTGTCTTCTCTTTGTTCTTAGGATCGTACTGTTCGTAACCATCTAGACCCCAATCACGCGCCCAAGCAGCGAGTTGATTTATGTCATGCTTTTTCATGTTGTATTGCTTTCAATTGATCTACTAATGATGCAGACTCTTCGGGTGATTCTATCAAGTGTGTACGTGCAGTATACAATCGTTCTAGTCTTTGTTTGACTGATCGAACTTTACGTTTCACACCCTCAAGATGTCTAATCTCAGACTCTACGCGAGGCAACCCCAGACCAATAGCCTTGGAGTCGCGTTGGACAGAGCGCATAACTCTGTCCGTTGATTTTATTCCATACATTATGCATCCTCCGCAAATTTGATTGCAGTCTGTAAAGCATCACGTTTCTTACTTTGGTTGTAACCGAACCAACTGTTTGCAAGACGATTCTCTTGGTTATGACCTTGTACGTGATCTGTAATGTAAGTGATGGAGTTGAATGCCTGCCACCACGAACCTTCCGCATAGTTTGCGCCTGGTTGTGTTTCCAAAACATCAAGAGCAAGTTTTGCGTTACGTGACAATGACTCTGCAGTTGTCATACCTTCTTTGACTCGTTTGTCAGAAGAACGTGGGAAAACTGTATTGATGTAGTCAATGTATGACTCGTTAGTGTAACGTTTGGAACCAAGGAAAGATGCAATCTCTTTGTATTTCGCCATCTTCTCAGTTGCGATACCTAACTGTTCTTTTACGATCTCTGGACTGAAGACGCCTCGGTGACCGATCTTCACTTGACGATCTGAACCACTGTCAACCGCAAAGGTTAATGTGTTACTACAAACAACACGAATAGGTGTGAACATCACGTTGATTGATTTCCCATACTTGTGTGGGTTTGAAAAAAGTAAGTACGACTCGACTGTGTCACCTTTGAACAGTTCGAATGAGTCTTTCACCTTTGCAAGCGCCCAGACAATCTGACCATCTTGTAGTGAACCTGCAGTGTGCATTTCCATGTCACCTGCCATTACGTACTCATGGAAGAAGTCAAACGCATCTGCGTTCTGACAAGGATTCCAACCTTTACCAACATTGGTAAGGATCTTACCGTCAGTTGTACGTACTAAAGACTTCTGACCTGTCGGTACTTGTTGTCCATTGAATTCAATAAAGGATTCGACTTCCGCAACCGTCCAGTCAACTCCTGCCTTTTCCATCATTTGATTTGGTGATAGGTCATTAGACACAGGAACTCCGAGTCCATGCCATGGAACCTCTCCTGCGTATGCCATTGTTTCAACCATATGTGCCATGTTATATCTCCTCTTAACTTAACAACATAATAACTATAACATAAAAAGGAGGTCTTGTCAACCCCCTTTTTTAATTTATTTAAATTATTTTATATTTTTTTAGTGAACAACGCAATCCTTTTCTAACTGCTGAAAAAATCCTAAAGATACACGCTTATTCATTTCTCCAGATGTCCAATAGTCATAGAAAGGCTTCACATAAGTATTAAACTCACGTTCTAAAAGACCACGCTTGACACCACGTGCTAAAAGAATTTCTTCTGCACTCATTGCAGTGAAGTGAATCAATGCCTGAATATTTTGGTCATGGTAACCCATTTCGTTGACGATCTTTGTAATAAGACGCTTATCATAATCTGCATCCTTACCACTGTTGTCCTTCATGAGGCGAGCAATAACCTTTGTGTTAGGATCTTCTAACTGCAATGCTTCAAGCTTTGCTTCGTTTGCAGTAAGAATCCTTGGTACACCTAATGAATTACCGATCTTATGCATGACTGCAAAGAAAATATTCTTTCCAGTATCAGACTTCCTACCATAACCCTGATCTTCGATTGCAGCCTTGATAGACTCTTCATCATCACCGATAATATTTTCTACGACCATGGAAACAATAACTGACACAGTATCTTCCGTAGTACGATTGTTCTTTGCCACTTCATACTCATCACGCTTGTTCTCTGTGCCTTGGTAAGTCCTCTCCCAATACGCGGCAGACTTTTCTTCATAATCATAAAACTCTACGACAGCACAATAAAAATGTGTTGCACCAGCTTCAACGTGACCCTGATGTCTATGACCACCAGCAATTAAACGATACTTATTTCCTTCCTTTACTACTACAGGCGGAATATAATATTCTGGACAATAATTTCCATTTACAATTAAAGCGGCGTACTCAGAAACCTTTACGTTACTCAGTCCCTTAAAACGTGCCTTGTTATCATGAGTATCCTTATTAGATACAATTAAATTCATAGGTACACGCTTGATTGAAATTACACGCATTCCCTTTGCGGATGGTTGCCTTGCTTCTATATAATTTGACATTAGCTTACGCTCCTTGTTTGTCATTTTCAATTAAGAGTTTCTTTTGCTTACGCACTGTATTCGAAACTCGGTTTCAATGATAATATTATATCATAAAGTTAGTTTTGTGTCAAGTACTTTTTTTCCTTTCTCTTCGTTTTTTTGCCCACTTATTCATAATTCTAGTTTCACGAATCTTTTTTACTATACTACGTTTTGCACGTGCAGTTTTACTCTTCATGAGTCTTGATGCACGTTTTGATAATGATTCGGTTTCCATCACGCCTCCAAGTAAGTTAAAACGCTTTTCCAATCAGGGAACTCTCCTTTACCAAAATGTATATGTTCACCTTGGAACTGTCCTGCACCATTTGCAGTCCTATCGTCAATAAGGTAATCACCCATGTTTAGATGTTTGTTGTGAGACAATATTAACCTTTTAACTGCAGCCTCACCTAAGTTTCCTTCAACCCATTCATACTTGTCACTCCAAGCAGAAGCATTGCCCCATGGTGCAGTTGACAATATGTACACATCATATTTTTCTGATAACTTTTTGAAAGCATCGATTGCGCCAGGCATGGGTTCCATCTTTGAAAAGATGTCAGGGACTTTATCATATCGTCCTTCGTACTCTAACTGTTCTGGAAACGTCAGAGAATCGATACCAGAATTGAAATCAACCAAGACTCCATCCATATCGACATAAACAATTTTCTTCATAATAACCTCTCTAAATACAAGATAATAGTACCACAACAATATGGAGTTGTCAAGCGGAAAATGTTAAGTACAACAAAATTATTATTAAATCATTTATTCTGTCATATCATGATGATACCTGCGTTTATATATGGTGAGTGGTGGATGTTTCTTTTAGGATTTTTGTGGTGGCAACTTATTGCGATAGTATCAATTAGTGGTGGATATCACAGATACTACAGTCACAAGTCTTTCGAAACATCTAAACTTTATGAACCTATAGTTAATTTTTTAGGAATGTTTAGTGGGGCAGGCCCTGTCTTATCTTGGGTTGGATCTCACAGAAAACACCACTCTCATAGTGACACTGAGGAAGATCCTCACAGTTTTAAATTCAAAGGGTTTTGGAAAGTGTACACAAACGTATGGGGATATGATGCAGTGATTGAAAGAAAATATATAAAAGATCTAATATCCAACAAGGTTGTGAAGTGGTTTTACAATAATTATTTTAAATTAAATTTTATTGTAGTTCTGACTTTACTTTTAATACATCCTTTACTATTAATCTTTGCGTATGCATGGCCAGTAGTCTTAGCATTTCATGGGTACAGTATATTAAATACACTGGGACATAAAGATGGTAGACCTAACAATACAATAATAGGTAATATATTGACTGCAGGTGAGGGATGGCATTTAAATCATCATGAGGATAGTAGAAATTATAAAATAGGAAGACGATGGTGGCAGTTTGATCCAACTGCTATTTTTATTAGATTGATAAAGAATGAAAGTAATCTCGTTAAATGAATTTGGGAAAGAAAACTTCCTAGACGAATTAAAAATTTTAAATGAAAAGAATTTTATAGGTGACAAAAGAAACCATAGTTGGTTTAATATGTTACTTAAAAAATATGATCAAAAGTTTGGAGAATGGTTTTTTCTTGTAGATAATGATGAACTCGTAGCATTTGCTACAATTCAAGAATACTATCCTAAATGTTTTAGGTTGTTGACAAGGACATACATCTATCCTAAATATAGAAGACAGTTGTTACCGAAGTATGATGAAGTAAGCAGTCCATCAACTTACTTGTTTTTATCTCAAATTCAACATATTGGGTCTTATAAAACTATTTTTATTTCTATGCAAGATTTAAAAAGAAGACAAGCACTGTATAGGTATTCACAAAAGTTAGGTAATGGTTGGGAACTACACCCAGACATGATTCAAACCTGTAGTTCTAATAATTCTAACTGTTGGCAAAGCGTAATATATAAAGGTGCGGAACTAAAACTACCTAAAATGACAATTGATGAATGGAAGTTTAAATGGCAGAAAAATGTTTGATAGAACAAACAAAAAGACAACGTGTTAATGGTACAGGGCCTAAAAGAAACAAACTGGTTGTGTTTAAAAAACTTGGAGAAGTTTCTGATGAATTATATAATTATTTAAATTCTTATTTGGATAGTAATGATCAAAGTGATATTGGCACAGACAACTATGGTATTAGTAAAGGATGTGACTACGAAAATGTATTTAATGTTGCCAACAAATACCGACAGGTTATACTACAAAAAAATCCTACAAACGAAGTGAACGTAACTGATGAATATCTTTACTCACACTGGATTGATAACACACCATCCAAAGAATTATCTACTTGGTTTAAAAATGTTTATAGATTTAGATTGAGTGAAATGCAACCTAATCATTCACTTAATTGGCATATAGACGCAGACACAAGTGTTATATGTAGGGCACAGATATGTTTAAATGAAAATAGTAGCAAGTTTTTATTTAAAGATAGAGAAGGCGTAAAATCATTTGAAATGAAACCTAAAGAATTATGGTTTATAAACACTGGGTGGATGCATACAGTTGAAAATGATTCTAGAATTAGAAGAGTTGCAATCTTTGGTTTTCACTTTGATGATCTAAAATTAAGTAAAGGAATTATGTTATAATGAAAAAGGTGAATAATCTTTCTGGTATTGGTTCTGAATATGAACTTGACTTTAACAGAATGTCAAAGGAAGAAATAAAAGAATTTGGTAAAAGAATACCGATTGATAATATTATACTAGTTAGAAATCAAAGTTTAACTGATCAAAAAGTTTTAGAAGTCTGTGAAACTTTTGGTCATTGTATGAAACCAAAACAATTTTTTATGCATGACACTGTGCCTGGATTGTTTAGAGTTACAAATGAGAGAGACGAACATGGAGAGAAAACTGGTTTGTTTGCCGATAAAGAATTGGATTGGCATAGTAATGGGAACGGTAGACCGAGTGGTAAAGAGTCATGCGTTGCTCTTTACTGTGTAAAGCCTGGATTGAATAGTGTTACAAGTTTTTGTGATACAAGACAAGCATACATCGATCTACCCGAAGATATAAAAGAAATTGTAGATGATGTTGAATGTCTATTTAAATTTGAGAACAATACTTTTTATGATTTAGAGAAAGATGATAAAGAGTTAGTTATATTCGAACAACACCCAGATTTTGTAGATGGGGTAAATAAAAGTTTAGTGTATACTCATCCGTGGACTGGTGAAAAGGGATTGTATTTTACGTTTCATTACATCAAAAATATGTGGAGAAAGAACGGTACAAAACTAGATCAAGAGTGGTTAAAAGATTATTTACTTAAACATGTATTCCAAGAAAAATACATATATCATCATGATGACTGGCAGACTGGAGATTTTATTTTTATGGATCAATTTCATAGTATACATAAGAGAAATGAAGTTCAAGGAGAGAGATTGTTATACAGACTGTCATTTGATTACAGGAGATTGTTTAGATGAGTAAACTAAGATATAGGTATGAAGATAGATTTGCAGAGGCTGGGAAAGATGCTCCTGAAGAAAGAAAAGAACTTTTAGATTACTTTGACAAAAAAATTAGACCTAAGTGGGACGAACTAAAAACAGATGGGGTGGGTAGAGAATCTGATAATCAGTTAGTGTATCATGTATGTTATGATTGCAACATGAAAGTATGGAGAGGCATATACGACAGGGTAAAAAATATAGCAGAAAAATGTGAAGTCTATATTGACTGGGAACAAATAAAACATGTTATAAGATTTACATTTTTAGGTCAACCGCCTGGTGGATTTTTCATGCCGCACGTAAACATGAATCTACTAGCATTGAGTGCATTTAATATACCTCTGAAAGGTAAAACAGAAATCGCTTTGTTTAAAGATGATGTGACAGAACTGACAAGGCATGAGTATAAAAATCCTTGCTTTTTAAATGTAAACAAACCGCATGGAGTATTTAATGATGAATCTACAGAACGTCTTATTTTGAAAACCCATATGACAGTTGTACCTTGGGAACAATTGGTATCTCACTATGAACAAGGTAAAAGGTTTAAACTATTTGATAACGGAGTCCCTTGGTCACAAGATGATCATGATGCTAATAAGAGATGGTAATGAATTTTATGAACTTCACATTCTGTGCAATTGATATTGGCATCACACAGGAAGAAAAAAAAATTATATTAAATGAAATTTTGAATGTACCCGATAAGTATTACCAAGGTAATGAATTCAGAGGATGTAGGATATTACCAGTCTACAATGGTGGTGGTGTAAGAGGACAGAGAGAAAAAGTTGGTGACACATCTAAAGGAGATTTTAAATATACAGACGTTGAAGGGTTTTTAAAAAATAGCATAAAGATATTTGAAAAAAAGATATTTTCATGGATGAATCCTGTAGGTAGATTAAACGTATTGAGAACTAAAGCAAACTTAGGTCTTAATGTTCACATGGATACAAAGGCCGATGAGATAGGAACACGTCAACACAAATATAGACTTGTACTAAATGGAAATATAGATAAGTTATATTTTTTAGATAAAGATAGTAATAAAATTTATGTCCCAGACTGTTATGACAGTTACGTATTAGATGGAAGTCATGTCCATAGTCTAGACCCAAGTGATCAGGAAAAAATAACTTTGTGTGTGGGAAGTCCTTGGGATGGAAAACCAACCAACAAATATTTAAATTTAATAAAAAATTCACCATACAAAATGAAATTGTCTAGACCAAATTATGTTGAGGAGAGTTGGGTTGACCCACATTTCAAGTACACCACAAGAGATTCTTGAATCATCTCGTAGAGATGGTTATTGGGTTCAGAGAGGTTTAGATTTAAACAGAGATGAATTTTATGATTTCTGTTCATCTATCACAAAACCTTGGTCAGTTGAAACACACAAAATCCATAGAGAAACAGTTGATGAAAATGAAATAGTCAACTGGTCTAGTAATACAAGATTTGGAAAAATGAGTATTCCTTGGCACGCCGATAATCCATGGCACGAAAAATATAAGTTTCCACTGAGAGCATTTTATGCGGTAAAAATACCAGATCCAGAAGATGGTTCTTTAGCAATGTTGAATATCACTGACTGGTTTGAAGATCTCCCAGAAAAGGAAAAAGAATATTTTAGATCATTAAAAGTTTTAACACAATGTTACAAAGGTGGATGTCAACCGTTTTGGAGTTCATTTGTTAAGATACACCCAATCACAAAGAAAGAGAGTTTCTACTGGGGTGCAATGCCTGTTCCAGGCGATACATATGGTTTACAACAAGATGAAGGTGTACCTGCACCACGATTTAGTTTTACAATGGCAATACAGAAACCTAATAGAGATTTAGTATTACCTGAAGAGATAAATGAGTGGTTTTCTGACATGTTAAAGGATAAATACCTATATGTTCACAAGTGGCAAGTTGGGGATTTATTAATCCTTGACAACTGGATAAATGTACACTATAGAGGAACAATTACAACAGAAGAAGAAAGATTATTGTGGAGAAAGACTTTATATCAACCATGGCAGATGATTTAAACGTTGCTCTTGTATCAATGCCTAGTCAGAATTACTGGCATCCTGCACCAAGTATTGTTTTTCTAAAAGGTGTTTTGAATCGAGAGAATATAAAAAGTACTTGCTTTGATTTAAATCATGCGTTCTTGACAAGGTTTGGAAAGGACGCGGTACATTGGTGCGAAACTGGCGAAGACTACATAAATGATTATCAATATTTTATTGATGATTATATAGAATCTTTTGAAGGATACTCTCATATAGGTGCAAGCGTCTTTACCCTAAACAGTCAAATATTTACAAGGTTGTTTTTAAAAAGAGTTAGAAAAAAATATCCAGAGAAAAAAATTATAATAGGTGGTAATGGAATGGTAGATAACCACACTGACTTATCTACGATTACCAGAACATTTTCAGATGAAATGTTACAAACAAACCTAACAGATTATGTTGTAAACGGTGAAGGAGACTTATCTCTACCAGCCTTACTTAGAGGTCAAGACTACAATTTTCCACAAATGAATGACATATCAAACTTACCTATTCCAGATTACAGTGATATTAATTTTGACGAATACTCCAAACCAACTTTAATTGTTACTGGTAGTAGAGGATGTGTAAGACAGTGTACGTTTTGTGATGTGCATGTCAACTGGAAAAAGTACAGATTTAGGCCAGGCAAAGAAGTTGCAGATGAAATGATACACCAATATAAAACATATGGTATAAAGAAGTTTCATTTTAGTGACAGTCTTGTAAATGGTTCATTGAAAGAGTTTAGAGTATTCTGTAAAGAACTTGCGGATGCAAACCTGCCAATTGAATGGAGAGGACAATTTATTTTTAGAAGTGGAATGAGAGAAGAAGATTGGGATAATCTCGCTGCTAGTGGATGTAAAGGATTGTGGATAGGAATTGAAAGTGGAAGTGACACCGTAAGATGGCACATGAAGAAAAAATTTACAAATAAAGATATGTACGAAAGTGTTGAAGCACTAGGTAAAAGAAAAATAGATATGTTGTATTTGTTAATAGTTGGATATCCCACAGAGACTGAAGAAGATTTCAGTGATACTTTAGAACTATTAAAAAGATCTGAACCGTATAAATATAACGTTGAGGTAAGATGTAATATTGCAATGCTAATGCCAGACACAGAAATTTTTGAGAATAAAGATCTATGGCATGGTGATGTTCAGTTATGGAAAAGTTGGACAAAAGATGGTGAACTTACATATAGAAAAAGATATGAAAGATGGAAACAAGTTCACGATTTGACAAAAGAGATTGGTCTAAAAAGTGACACAAGAATAGAACAACAAGAGAAATTAATATTAAGAAAGTTGGAGAAAGAAAATGAGTTACTGGTTAACAACCTTTGAGGTTACAGATAGTAACTTTGTTGATTACATTCAAAACCCAGATAAAAGATTTCAAACTATCTGGCCAGACGCAGAATATTGGAACAAGTATGGTGATGCGTTTAGAAAGGCTAGAGACAGTGGGAAACTTATAGTAAGATCAAAGGTCGTGGATGGAGATCACTTTAAGTTTACACAGGTATGGGAAAATAAATCTGCAAGAGATGAATACGATTCCGACATACCTCCTGCAACTTATCTGGAGTCTTTTCCTTATGAGTATACTATGAATGCTAGAGAAGTAGATTCTGCAGAACTTGATATAATATGGTCTGATATAAAAAATGCAGAACAAAAAGTATTGCAAGTTGTAAGATCTGATTTTCGAGAAAGTGGTATGGTTATTGGAGATCCTTTAAAAAGTGAATCTACTTATACTGTACCTTAGAAGTTCCTAACAGATGTGATCTTAAAAATCGTTCTGAGTTAGCATTTACGAATGTGTGTGGTAATGTTGTGTTCACTAGATAAACACCACCATCAGCTGGTATTCTGTAAACATTATCGTCAATGATAAACATGTTGTGTTCATTTGTAACTAATGGTATATGTATTCTAGGACTGTGATCTTTATGCCACCCATATGCAAATTTTTGTTTCATCCACATAATGCGTGTTCTACACATATTATACTTTTCTATTATTAAATTAGTATAGTTATATTCATCGTAGATAAGAGTATCATATTCTAGATCATCCACTCTAAACGTATAGTCATTACCTTTAGCAGACTCTCCATCATTATCATCTTTTCTTTTCTGAAAAGGAAATTGTCTTGCACCTTCTTTAGGAAGTCTGATATGACCAATTTCTTTCAATAAGGTATCTAAGTCTATCTCTCCAATTTTTTCTATTGGCGATTTCATACACACCCCACAATGTGTGATCTATCAAATTTATTTCTATTTGCATTTACAAAGGTATGCCACTTAGTTGTATCAACTAGATATACACTACCATCTGCAGGTAAATGTATTTTTGTTTCCTCTATTATAAAGAAACAACTTTCATTTGTAATTAGTGGTATGTGGATTCTTTTACTATAATCTAAGTGCCAACTATAATTTCTTTTATCTGATATGATCATCAGTCTTGATCGGTATAGATTAAATTTTTCTATGACATCGTATGTATATTTGTAATCATCATATAAACGAACATTACATTCTTCTTCATTATTTTTTAGATTGTCCGTTTTACCATTTGCTCCAGTGAAATCATCTTTTGAAAATCCTTGCAAACTAACTTGAAGAGTACCTTTTATTTCTCTCTCTAAGTAACTATTAAATTCTGATTTTATTTTATCAATATCAACGGTATCTATTTTTTCTATGTAATCACTCATGGACAAATTGTCAATTCCTTTAATCTATATGGTTGTTTTAATACCCAATCAATAATTTCAACACAATATTCTATAGTCATCTTTTTTTCTTTTACGTGATCTACTTTTGGACTATCAAAGTAACCAAAATTTAAACAGGTTGTGTTTACACCATCACAAAATAAATTATTGTTTGCTTCTCTCAATGCTCTCTTTTCAACGGCATACCTGTATTTAAAAGTAAAATCACTTGCATGGGAACCAATGTTTATTATACGTTTATTTAACTTAGCCGCTTTATATAACAATTCCACTTGTTCAAATTTATTATGTTTACAATTGATAAAGATATCACAATCTTCTATGTTATTACAATTACCATATTTTTCTTCAAGTGATTTACCAAGACCTCTCCTCGTCCCTGTAATATAATATTTCATAATTTATCCCATTAGTAAATTGGTGACACTTTTCTGTTGCTAGGTAAGTGCCCAACCCCCTGCGATTATGCCGCTAGGCGTAATCCAGATGGTGCAAAATTATCGTTTGCATTTGTGTTTGTAGACTCAAATACCTGTCGATCCTGTTTCACCCCCATCAAAATTACATGTTTAGGAAGTACTGGTTAAATCCAAACACTTCCATTATCATAAACGTAAAGAACAACAATAGTACTGCCCATAGAATCATCTTACCACTCGCGTTAGTAGATGCGAGTCTGATTCCAATCAATTCATTCCCTAGTAGTCTTACTCCTACTTCGAATTCATTTGTGCCTGTTTTGACATCTATTATTTTATTTTTATCGTCCATATCTTCTCCATGCAATTTTGGTGGAGGTGATGGGTACTGCCCCCATGTCCAGAATATCCTCCAACATCTACATTTTTTATTTATACTAGAAAACTATTTAGTATAAATATAGTTGTGATTCATATTAAAGTAGTGACCTATATTAATTTCAATTGAAAGAAAAAGATGGTCGCAGAAATTCTCGCTGGTATTGCTCTGGTAAAACAATCAGTTGATTTTATCAAGTCAAACATCAATACAGTAAAAGATATTTCTCAGATCGGTTCTCAGTTAGAAAGTCTCTTAGACGGTAATGCTCAAGTTCAAAAGGCAAAACTAGAAAGAGGAAACTCTGTGTCCGATCAGTTAGGGATTAAATCGGTTGCCACAGAGGTGATCGATGCAAAACTTGCGGCCGAGCAAATGGAAGAAATGCGAGAACTGATTGACCATAGATTCGGTTGGGGAACGTGGAAAGAAATTATCGCGTTACGTCAACAACGAATGAGAGAAGAGAAAGAACGTCTCGAAGAACTGAGAAGAGAAGCAATGAAAAAGCAAGCAGAGTTTCAAGAGAAACTTATGATTATCATTCCATTAGGACTTGCTGTACTCGCTCTTTGTGGTCTTTTCTTTTATATCTTTACAAAAGGTTCTACTAGCGGAATTCTTTAGTATCATGAACATGAAGTTGCATCAACGCATAGTGTAAAACTTTAAGGAGATCTTTCCGAGCATCTTTGTCGGAACCCTTCTTGCCATACCTCTGAGCATACTTCATTACATTTCCTATCATGAAACCAGTTCCGTGACCACTGTCTACGATAAACTCAGTCGCTTGGAATTTCTCTTTAGAATAGTGTGCGTCATAGGTTGCGTCTACATACTCCTTAAATTCCGTCAATAGTTTTTCTTCATTGAACTTATAATCTATTTCCATTAAAACTCCCATCTATAAAATATGTGATCGTCAATCTTGACTGTTCGAATCTTTGTTGCTGCCCATGCAGGTATCACATAGTCGGCATGGTAATGTGTAGCACCATCGGTAACATCGTCAATTGTACCTGCGTAAATTCGATGAGCAATATCACTAGCAAGGGTATAAACGTCCAACTCCCTAGCAATAATATCATCAGACTTACCGTCACAATACCAACTAAATTGACAACGGTGTCGAACAGGTATCTTAACGTCAGGGTCTCTCCAACTAGGTTTAGTTGGGCCTTGATGAACCACCTCACAATACGAATGTGGGAAACGATTATCAAGAACACGATTGCGTACCACAAGACCAACACCTATCATTCCTTCTTTTGTTTGGTTCCTTGCTTCCCAATAGATATTGTTTGCAAGACAAACCTGTTCACTTAGTGCAGTGTGAAACTCACCTGCTTCTGCGATTGATGCACTCTCAGATCCACTAGGAACCATAGAGAGTGCAACAAAACCAAAAACTAACTGCTTTATCATATAACTACCTCAATTATTATTATAGACATATGATAACAGAAAAAGGGGATCTTGTCAACCCCCTTATTTCTTTTTACCTGATAAGTATTTTACTTGTTTATCATCTTTCTTACTCAACCAAGTTTTAATTTTTTTTCTTAGTTTACAGATCGGCCCTTCCATCTAATCTCCTTTTCTGTTTGGATATTTTAAGTAATATGCTTCTTCAAAACCTTCCTCTATGTAACTAGTGTCTTCACCTTGATACGTAGTCCATAATCTATTGAAGTAACTGTTTGCGCTACCAAGTACAGTTTGTTCATTCCCTAGATGTCCCTTGACTATCCAAAAGAGTCTATGAGATTCCTTGTGTGTCAATGTATCCCACCGCACTAGGGAATATTGCTATTATTGCTTTAGCACATTCTATTGCTAAGTCCATATGCTCTCTCTGTGTTCCGTTTGCAGACCTTAGTTCTATATAGTGAATCCAAGATCTTAACGTACCGTTTACATAAAGTCGTGACAAAGTATTACCTTCTGGTAACACACACCTCGCCTGTTCTTTTGCGATACCGTTTTCTATCGCCCAGTCGTATGCTTTCATTGCAGCGTACCAGACATTACTCTGGTGTTCTTCCCATGTAGTCATAAGTTTTGCGTCAGATGTATCGATACTATTCTGTCTGTTCTTGGGATCTTGCAGTCTTGCCTTACGCATAACAAACTGATTGTCCATGTCTCGAACATCTGCATACCTCTGCGAAAACTCTTGGAATGAAAACGATCTGTGTCTTAGTAACTGTCTTGCAATGTCACGAGTAGTCTCTACTTCTATGCAAGCACTGACCATCTCAAATGGTGACCAGTGTTTGTGTTTGGCAAGGTAACGTAAAAGTTTTTCGGACGTTTCAGTGTTATTTTGATTCGATGGATTGGATACACGGGCGCAATACGCAACGAGTTCCTGTATGTCATTACCGACATGTAAATTCTCCCCAGTCTGTGAGTATGATATTAATCTAGCTTTCATAGTTTATACTCATTATATGCTAACAATATGCTTCTTGTATGTTCCCAGTTTTTGACATGATGGTTTGTTCCATGTCTATTCTTTTCTGCGAGTGGGTAATCGTTACCACCCTCTTCCATTTTGTCACCAAAGAAATGCACGTCATGATCTTTTATTTCTGTCCATATCTGACCTTTGCTTGCACCTCTTGGAAATATATCTATACCAGTCTCTCCTGCAACCAATGCTTCAATGTCTGGGAACTTAGAGTTAAATGCTTCTGCAATCACACGTCTTTCATTCTCATGATCATCCCACTCTCTATACATCATACGTTCTTCTAGGTTACAGTTTCTACCAACAACACTAAAGTTTACTGTGCCTGGCCTTTCGTCTATGTGATTACCAGTCTTCCTATGAAAACTACTGTCGTGTAACTTGTCTAATAAAAAGAATGCAGCGTTGTCTGGTAACTTCCAGTCTGTTCTATATATCTCTTTACCTTGTTCAAAGACGTGGTTACCAGAACAATTATAAACTCTATCTGCCATATAGTAAACATCGATACCAACTTGTTCAACCGTCTTGTCTTTGTCAGATCCTGTAATCAGGTAAACAAAGTTGTCTTCACAGAAGTCCATAAAGTATTTCTGAAACTCCATGTCCATCTTCTGTCTACTTGGAGTAAGTGTTCCATCGACATCAAAAATAAACAAACGTTCAGGCATCGGTAAATGATCTCTCATGGTATGTATCCTAAACACCAGTTCTCTGCAGCGTCCTCTGCATATCTTAAACTATGTATAACACCGTCAGTCTTCATGTCGCGTGTTTCTTTCAACTCAGTCTTATTATAAAAGTCAACCTCAAAATGATCATAGATTAAGTTATGATGTATCTCTGCTTTGCGGTCTGGGTTCTTTTCGTCACCCCAAAATTCTGATATTAGTTTTCTCTTCATTAGATATTCCAATCTTTAAACTTTGATATGTTCTCTCCTGCATCCGACTTATCAAACACTGGAGTATCGTCTGTCAATGTCTGTTCGTTAGGATCTACATCAAACAATCTCATCTTACTACGGTCAACACCAACAACAAACCTTTTATTATTTGTAGGATCGTTGTATCTATTCTTCAATTGTTTGACCATGATCTGACCTAGTTGTTGGAGTTCTTCTGTAGATATGAGAGCGAACATGAGGTCAGCGGTAGCGGGCAATCCAAAAGACTCGGACGTGTCTTCCAACCCAACATCCGAGTTAGAATAACCACTACGAGTCGTTTGTGTTGCAGAGAAGATCGGTACGTCAAACTCGACTGCAAGGCCGCGTAACTCTTCAGCAATTGCTTTAATGTAGTTGTATGAGTTGATTGCACCACCCATTCCTTTCATTCTACTTGACGCACAAATATTTAAATAATCTATAAAAATGATATCTGGTTCAAACTGTCGTTTTAATTTTAATTCATTTAAAAGTCCACGAAAGTGTCCTGAGTGTGCAGATCCAGTAGGATACTCTTTGATGATTAGTTTACCCTTAGTCTTAGAAGACAATTGTTTCACCTTTTCAGTGAACATAGTCTTAGGCATAGTCTCTAACTGATCGATAGGAACGTTGAGTAAGTTTGCGTCAATACGTTCTGCGATACGTTCCTCTGCCATTTCCATAGTGATGTACAATACATTCTTACCATCAGTCAATGCACTAGAAGCAACGTGACACATGAACAAACTCTTACCAACACCAGTACCTGCCAGTGCAATGTTCAGAGTTTTCTTCGGTACACCACCTTTAGTGATTGTGTTGAAATGTTCTAGATCAAATGGTATACGTTCTTCTTGTTTGTTATAGAAGTCCCAACGATCCTCGACATTGTCAATATAGTCGTGACCAACGTTTGTGTCAAATGCAACACCCAGAGCCTTAGACAACAGATCTGGTAATGCACCTTTAGTCATAGTCTCGTGTTTACCATCAATGATAGAGATAGACTCCATCACTGCATTGTATATCGCACGATCTTGACACCACTTCTCTGTGTTCTGTATCAACCAATCAGAGTCAGTCTTTTCCTTTGCAAACAACTGTGGTAAAAGATCCATCGCCACTGTATAGTTCTCACCATTGAGTCTGTCAGACTGATCAAGTTCAATCTTGAATGCCTCTGCAGTCGGTAACTTGTTATACTTGGTTACAAACTTTGCAGTCTCTCTGAATAGTATTCTATAGATACCTTCGAAATACTCTGGTTTGATAAACGGTAGAACTTTTCTTGTATACTCATCATCAGTCAGAATGTTTCTTAGGATCACTTGCTCTAAGTTAGTGTTCATGTTTCTGCAGTTACCTCTTCCCATTCATCATCTTCTGGTTTCTTACCTACGATACCTTCATCGTTGTCCAGTGCGTTTGCGATAATCTTTTGTAGTATGTCACCTGCAACTTCTTGAAGCACTTCATTCTCTTCAGTGATAGAAGAGTCTGGTGAAGACTCAACAACAAAGTTAAATGACATAATACCTTCTGCAACTTCATTGAATGCAATGTTACCATAACGAATCACCGTTTCATTAAACATACCCTTGAGGATTCTGACAGACCAGAACTCCTCATTAACTTCATTGGGTACTAATACATAGGTGTCGTTTTCTTCATGTTTCACTTTCGCCACCAGCTTCGTTACTAAGAGACCCACCAATAGAGTATTTCTGTTTGACAAACTCTTTGAAGTCAGTCTCTTGTAATATTTGCACCCAGAATTCGGGATGTAAGGTATCTTTTGCTCTATATTTGGATGGTAAGAGTTCTCCACTATCTCTGTCAACAATGCTATACCACCCAGTACTAGGACTGCGGATATAACCACCTGCGATAGCGACATTGAGGAGTCCACTATGAGAAAGCAGACCACCATCCCAAGTAACAGTAATAGGGATTTTAGACTTTTCTTTGACATATCTAGATTTCTCCACATTAATTATGAAATGATATCCTTCGATCTCAGTGCCTTTCTTTTCCTGTTGGCGACCAATGATCCAGATGTTATCTGCAGAATAGTACAGACCTGTACCACCACCGACTATATCTTTAGGAAACAATCCAATTTCTTTGTACGTGTGGTTTACTGCAATCATAGGAATGTTCTTCATTGCAAGGTACGGCGTACACATGCGGAACAAACCTTTCAAGGATTTTGCACGAGACATATCTGCAACTGACTTCTCATTGATTGCATCTTCTAATTCTTTCTTGGATGCTAGATTACCAATAGAGTCAATTACAACACATACACGTTCATCACGATCAAGAGCGTCAAGTTGATTTACTAGATCGAACTTGAGTTCTTCTACATTTGTGATGGGTGTGTGTAGTACACGTGAGGGATCGATATCATACTGTTCGAAGTACGATTGTGGTGACCCAAACTCAGAGTCATAAAATAAGATAACTGACTCTGGATATTTTTTGAGATAAGCACTCGCCATGATTAAAGCGAATGATGTCTTGAAATGTTTTGATTGCCCTGCAAGTATTGTAAGGCCAGGCGCAAGACCACCATCGATTGATCCAGACAAGGCAACGTTCATCATTGGAACGTGGGTTGGAACCATATCTTTTTCATTAAAAAATTTAGACTCAGAAAGAATAGCTGTGTGATCCAACTTACTATTCTTTTTGAGTTTATCCATTATTGACATTAATTACTCCTTTAACACAATTATAACACATAATAAAACGGATGTAAAGTCTATTCTTTGGATTCCTCTTGATCTTCTTTTTTATTCGCTTCCCGATTCATTCTCAGTATACTCTCGTAATATCTTTCTTGTTTCATCTCCACCCTCCTTTAGTCTCACTCTTTTTCTTAGATCAGATGATGAGAACCTATGTTCTCTATTATTAAAATAAAGTTGAATGCCTAATCTACGACACTCATCCTTACCAGTAAAATCCTTGTCACGATATTCCGATCCAAGGATTCTAAGGTTTATTGGATACATCTGTATGATGTCCAACAAGTCTTCTTCGTATTGGTACACCAGTATTTCATCCACATACTTTACTGCAGATAGTTGTGCATATCGTTCTACGATAGATTGTACTGGTGAGTTTTTATCTGGTCTATCAATAGACGGATCTATTTGTAATGCACAGATAAGATAGTCACACTGTGACTTAGCCTCTCTTAACATTGCAATATGACCTGCATGTAGCAAGTCAAATGTAGACGCAGTTAGTCCAGTCTTCATTAGAACCCTATACCGTCTCGCATGTAGTATTGATGGAACAATGCTTCACCACCCTTGACTGTTCGTTGATACAACTCTTCAAGACTTATGTTGTGAAACTTTGCTACTTTTTTTTCCAATTCTTCAGTTGACATTATAATACCTCTTATACCATTCTATAAATTTTGCTACACCAACTTCAATAGGTGTTTCTGATTTGTATCCCAATGCTTGTAACTTACTTGTATCTGACCAAGTCGCCTGCGTATCTGCAGGATGCTTCGGGACAAAATTCTTTATTGCTTTTCGTTGCAATTGAAACTCTATGTTCTCAACAAACTCCATGAGAGGAACTTGTCTACCGTTACCGATATTGTATATGTCTTTAACAACCATAGAACTCTTTATATAATCTATAATAATATTAATACCGTTTACAATATCATCGACATATGTGAAATCACGAATCATGTCTCCATTGTTAAACAGATCGATAGGTTCATTTTTAATAATCTTATTAGTGAAGTCAAAGAGTGCCATGTCTGGTCTACCCCAAGGCCCATATACAGTGAAGAACCGTAGACCAATCGCCGCAGGTATGTCACTTGCCATAAACTGAGATTCGTTACACAGTTTACTATAACCATATGGGTTAAGTGGATACCCGACTTTCTCATCTTCCTTCCATGGTAACTCATTGCCTGCCATTACACATGAGGTAGATGCATAGATAACTTTTTCTACTCCATGTTCATTACATGCTTCTATCAGATTGTGAGTACCAACAATATTATTTTGAATATAATCATCTGGGAAGTCGAGTGAGTTACGCACACCTGCATACGCGGCAAGGTGTATAACTATCTCTGGTTTTTTCTCACCAAACCATTCGATCAACTTATCTTTGTTCTTTAAGTCTAATTGATCAACTTCGATACCGTCAGTCATGTTGAGTTCTTCTGCACGTGCCTGTTTTAGTTTAGGATCGTAGTAGTCATTGAACGAGTCAAATCCCACAACATCGTGACCCTCATCAACAAGTTTGTTTGTTAGGTGAAACCCAATAAAACCTGCAATACCTGTAATAGCAATACGAGACATAATCTTCCCTTCTAATATATTATATCATAATTTGTTTCTAATGTAAACAACATTCTGTTCTTTTTCTCTATCATCTAATACATATTCAGAACGATACTTATTATTTTCTTCGATAACTAAATCAAGAAGTGAGAAGTCTCCTTCGGCAAATCTAGAGAATGCATTTGTATCCTTTGGAAAACATGCACCACCGTAACCCTTCCTACCATCAGGGCCTGGCACTGTCATGTGACTATTACCAATACGTCTATCTGTAATCAATGCATTCATCACAGCGTTATACTTGACGTTATGTTTATCACAAAGATCTGAGAATTGATTAAACCATAATACCTTTGATGCGAGAAAAGAGTTTATCCCATACTTGACAAACGATGCTTCTGCAGGTGTCAAGTAGTATGACCTTGTTGTTGTATCTTTACATCTACTGTGATCTAAGTAGAACTGGTACAAGTAATGACAATGTGTTTTATCACCACCAAACACATGCATGGGTGGATTGACAAAATCTTCTAGTGCATTCTGTTCTGTGAGAAACTCTGGATTGTAAACAACCATGTTATTCTCTTCGTGTAGTTTAGTAACTATGTCTGGTGTTACTGTAGACTTAATAGCAATGACACAGTTCTTAGACTTTAGTTGACCAACGACTTCTTCTACAATAGATGAGTCGATCTTACCGTCAGATCCAAAAGGTGTAGGAACACAGACAAACGCAAGATCTATCTTTACGTCCTTGATTGTCTCCATACCTTTATTGTATATCGGATCTAAAATGTATTGATTTACGCTTGATGTATTGAATCCATACTCTACTGCCTTACCAACATAACCATGACCAACAATGGCAACATTCACTTTATCCATCAGCATCCTCTCCAACGTAAAAACAACTTAGTGCTTGATTATTATTTGTTATCAGTACTACTGCTTCTTTCAATGATATCTGACAAACTTTATCGGTATCATATGTACCGATGTGATAGTAGTCTACTTTTTGGTTTGCTTCAAGTGCTAACCATACTAGAACCCACATTTAAATATTCCTTTACTCTGTTCTCTGGTGTGCATATTATATTTACTACAGGATCATTGAACCCTGCGATTGCAATCACTTCTACTGCGATTGTAGGATAATTCTCTTTGGTAGTTACATACTCAAAACAAGCATCTTCGTGTTCGAACTCTTGCATTGGTATTGTGAAAGGTTCACCCTTCGTTAGTAAAACTAATATCAACCACTTCATTTCTTAATACTTTCTTAATCACATCTTCGCGCACACAATTTACAGCCTCTATAGGCAAAGGTGCTCCATACTCAAGTAAGAGTTTTTGTAGGACTGCATCCCTAGATTGGATTAGAGTAATCATACATTCTTCTCTTGTATCAAACTTAGGTTCTTGAAATACGAAAATATCACCTGCCAGTGTATTAAAAATTATTACTATCAACCATTTCATTTGAATCTCTTATGCATTATGACTGCCATGGCAATCATCATAATTGGATAACCATATACAACTATGAAGTATAACCATGTCACTCGTGTTCGCCACCGTTTCCACGTATATTGTAATTTTGTGGTGCACTATATTTTTCTGCACTGTCATATACTATAGCAGTAATAAAAATACCAAATACTACTAACAAGTGTCCACCTGCAGATACTCCAAATGCATACGGATTATTTATTATAGCTGCAAAGATGCCACTCCACATGATAGACAATATTGAAAAAATCATTAATCCCAACTGAGGTGGTAGGTTACGAAGTGGAGAGTTCTTTATAGTCATTATACTTTTCCACGCATCTTTTGCACCTAGAAGAGTTCTTGCCCATCCTATGGGTTCTACTTTATTACTCATTTGTTTTCCTTTGTGTTAAGATTAGTAGGATCGTATTGCTCACCATTATATTTAGAACCTGTTGCATTAGGCCCTTTCTCTACACCATTGTTGCATCCTACGACAACTACTACTAAGAAGAATATGATTATATATACAACTTTCTTTGTCCAATCCATAAACATTTCAAAAGTTTTTTCTGCTTCCAACTGTGCGGATTCTCTAGGGTCTGTCATTATCCTAATACCGATCTAAAAAAGTTTATTGTATTTGTGAAACACGGCATGATATTTAAATTACAATATCTAGCATACTCATCTAGTCCTACCATAATCATAAGCATTATTATAGGAACACCTATCATAAACAAAGCAATGATAAGGAATGCCCAACCTAAACCTTTTGTTGTGCAATACTCGTGAGGCTCTTCTTTTTGCATTCCCATGAAGTCACCTGCAGAGGTGAATATAAGATCTTGCATTTCGTCATTGTAATCTTGTTTTTTACTCATTAACCATTCCTATAAACATATTCAAGTGCACGATCAGCCTCCTTGTCCAGAGGACGGTTCTCGTACCAATTACCAGTTTCCATATCTAGTTCTCTACACAGTTTAGATATTTCTTGTGCAGTGATCGGATATTGTTTCTTTATCGCATTACCTGCAATTGCGACCATGATCTGATACATCTTGTGATACCAACCAGTGTTAGTAATTAGTCTATATTCAGATCCTAGTTTCTTCGGAAAGAACGGACAGTCTTTATAAGATGTCCAGTGAATGTTAGTATTGTCTAGTCTTTGTTTCTTATGCCTTAGATATTCTTGTTTTATATCTTCGGGTAATCTATCGAAAAAATTATTTAAATTAGATTTCTCTGCATACGGATGTTTGAACATAAGTTCATCTGGATCTATATCCACACCAGTATTATCAAAAATAAAGTTGAAAGCCCCAGAGTACGTACTAGGGATATAATACATCCGTGAATAATCCTTAGTTTGTTTATCTCCAATCGAATTGAGTTCGGTGTTGAGTGCGTACCAGAAATGTTTAATAGAGTCCGATCCAACTCTTTTTGTAAGTGGAAACACCAAGCGAAACTTTGGAAAATCTTCTCGACTGCTAGCAGTACTGTAACAGATATAAGTGTACCTACTATCCAACTCATTCTTTAGGTCTCCTTCGAAGTTGTGTTCATCTACGTCTACTGCACACCAACCACCCCAATCTACTACGTTTACATTCTTACGAGTTGTATTGGGTTGGTAGGTCGCAGGAGAAATCAAGTTTGCATCTTCTTTAGACGCTAGTGGTTGTTTAGATAGTTGATAGAATAAACTTTTGAACTCCGACCAGTTGTCAAAGTCCATTCTACGATGTGTCTTGTTATCGTATCTATTCTTAAATATAGTTAGTGAGTACATGTATCACCTTATAATATCAATTTGACTGTCCTCAGTCCATACCTCAAGATCTTTTCTTAGTCTGTCTTCTTCTTTTAATTTTTTATATCTTTTAGTGGCAAGTTTCTTCCACCATTCTATAAGTTGATCTTGACCGTACCTGTCGAAGTTTGGCGCTTCAACTATCTTATCAGTTTTACCATTTACAATGTCAATATAGTTTTCAATACCATAGTTAGACACATAATATCTTTTCTGTTCTGTCAACTGTTTTGCATTGTCAATTGTTAGTTTAAACTTTGCAAGGTCTTCACCCTTCAAAGATCTTTTTAACAGTCCAATAATAGCATTAGTCATTTTTAGTTTTCTACTTGATGCACCTTCTGGTACTAGTTCGCCTTTACCAAATACATCCTCAACATACTTGACAAGATTAAGATATGGTTCACCGTTAAGCATAGGGATAAAATCAGAGATTGTCAAGCCCCTATTTCTTAACATAGGTTTCATACCATCATACTGAGACGCAGACTTTGAGTTACCATATAGACTTGTAGTCTCAAACATACACAAGTTCATGTCATATTTTTTGTTGAGTTTTTCTCTCACTTCATGAGAACAACACAAAGCGGCAAGAAGTTTACCACCAAGATAATTATACCCAAAAGGTTGACAAGGAACTATAACAAACCCCATGACAGTTGTTTTGTTAAATATGGTAAGTTCTGGAACTTGACCTAACAAATCATTACGAGGTTTACAGTTTATAACTGGAGAACCAAGTCGAATAAATCCAACATACTTATTTGTATTCATTTCTTTGACTGCAAGTTTTACAGTCTTGCCAGGGATACTCACCATATTACTATGACTTGATATCATGTTGATAGAAGTGTCCCAGATAAAATTACTAGGTTCTACTACTTGCAAATCCATATCTTCTGGTGACATAGAAAAGTCATCAAACATATCATCGTCCAGACCCATGCCTGGCAATGAAGTTGGAACACCTTTTATTTGTGCAAGTTTTTGATCACGCATATATTGATCAATTCTTGAGAACTGACCAAAGTAATCATTAAAGATACCTGCACAAAATTGTGCTTGCTCTGTATTCAATGTATTCATAATGTTATTATACCAGAAAACTTTACAGTTGTAAAGTCTTTTTTAGATCTGGTTCAGAATAATTTGGGCCTTTGAGAACCTTACCATCCTCACGATAGATAGGTTTACCATCCTCTCCCAACTTAGACATATTGGATCTTTGGACTTCTCTGAAACATGCATCAAGGTCAAGACCAAAAGCATGACCTGCACCATAGGTTACATATAATATATCAGTAAGTGCGTCTGCGATTTCAACAAAATCTTTATTAGCAATTGCTTCTTCTAGTTCACCAAGTTCTTCTGCAATAAGTTCTAATCTAAGTTTAGAAGTTTCATCATCTGGTAACTCTGGTTCTCTCTTCACTTCTTGACCAAACGTTTCCATAAAAATTCTTACTTTATCAAAGTTCGTCTCGCGTATCATTTCATTTCTCCTACAGATTCTCTAACTATATCGTTGTGATTAAATTCTGCCCAGTACAATTCGTATGCAATACCACTTTCCAAACATTCAAATTGATGGTAGAGTCCAGGCTTCACTTTATGGTAATCACCCATGTTTAGGATTGTAATATCACAAAGGTCATAATCTCTCTGCCAAGTTCGGATTAACATCTTACCAGATTCTACATAGAACCCATTCCATTTATATCTGTGTAGGTGTTTAGAACAAACCCCACCCTTTTCCATTTCAATACGATGGAACTCCAGTGCACCATTTGCTTCTATAAGTTCTGTCGTACCCCATACTTTACCAGCCTTCATGCGAAAAAATCCTCTAGTGTTTGTTGTTCTTCTACTGACCAATTGACCGCGTCTAGTATCATTTTCAATGGTTCAATAAAAGTCTTTTCAAATTGTTTGTCATAATCTATGAATCTTCCCAGACCAAACTCTTGTGGAACTACATCTGGAAATGAGATTATGTTTTCTTTGATTGTGTTAGGCATCTTCAAGTAACAGAACTTGATACGACTACCATTCTCAATCGGTTCGTACTTGTTGGTGAGTTTATATTCCTTCAAGTACTTATTATATAGTAGAGACCCACGAACATGTATGGGTGTCCCCTTTTTGTATATTTGTTTACGATCACTCCAGTCTGTTATATTAGACACACCACGTGGAAATGCAATAGACTCTGGTGGTAACTGTTTAAACTCTGATTTGAATTGTTGGATGAAGTCCTGCGTTTCTTTCTCAGTAGACGATATAATAATCTTGAACGCCTCTTTGAATTTGTCACGGACAACTTGTGGTGTGGAAGATTTGATTGCTTCGATACCCATCATCTTTAGTTTGGGTTCATCGTATTGCACACCTTCAGAGTTATGCACGTTGAGAATGTATCTCTTCTTTGCAGTCCATATACCACGATCTGCAATAACCTCACGTGCCATTTCCATTCTAGGTTTGTGACAGTTCATCTTGTGGAACAAATCATCAAAAGATTTTGCGAGTTTAGGTTCGAAGTGATCTCTACAAATTTTGTCTAAGAACTTAACAGGATCGTTAGGATTAAGTTGCCGTACAAGAGCAGACATGTTAATATAAACAGAGTCGGTATCGATAGCCAGTACATAATCTTCCTCAGTCTTTAATATTTTATTCATTTCGTTGTTGATTGTTTTCTCTGCCCATTGGATAACCATCTGACCAGTGAGAGTCACACCCTCTGCAATACGTAGATCATAATACTTGAAGTACCTGTTACCCATCGCACCATACAAAGAGTTCATCAAGATCTTAATCGCCATCTGTTGATTGTGGAGAGTGTTGATCTCTTTTTCTAATTCAAATGTTTTTTCTTTCTGATATGATTGTTCTGCAGATAACATTTGTTTCTTGACAGAACTACGTTCATCATAGTAGTCAATAATAATATTTGGAATCACACCATCGATCTTCTTACTATAGATAGATCCGTTTGATGCAACTGCATTGTTTCTTTCTCTCTGTGCAGGATGTATAGGATCTACACCATCAAAGGCTTTGAGATAATGATCAACACCACTAGGTAGATTATCTGGTGGACTCTTCAGTAGAGTTTCTGGTGACATGTTCCATTGCACAATAATGTTTGGGTACAGTGAGTTCAAGTCAAACGACACAACCCAGTCGTGTGCACCTGTCTGTGGGTTCTTCACGTAACCACCTGCAAACTCACTCTTCTCGTGCTCTATCTTGAATGCAGATGGAACAACTTTCATGTTGTTGAGTTTACGATGGATGATAGATTCCCAGATACCTGTAGTACCAAACGCATCCTGATAGTTCACACCACCTTTATATGCAATAGTCATACCCAGTGTAATGAGTCCCATCTTTTCTTCAAGACGATCAACCAACTGCACATCTTTCATGTTATAGTCGATGTACTTTTGGAAATCATCTTTGTACAAGTTCTTCAATGAACCAGATTCTTCGTAAGACAGTTTCTTCTCACCGAGCACAACATGACCAATGTGATCAAGTTTGTATGACTCTTGTTTACCATACGAGTAACCAAACTTCTGAAACAACTCAAGGTAATCCATAGTTTGGATGCCTTTGATGTCGTAGGTCATTTCTTCTTTGTTGAGTCTTCGTATCTTGCGTTGATCTATCAGACCCCATGGTGAAAACTGTCTGACCATATCAACACCACAAACGCGATTGATACGATTAACCAAATAGGGGATATCAAAGAACCGAACATTCCAACCAGTGATAACGTCTGGTAAGTTTTCTTCCTGTCTCCAGTGATTTACAAATCGAGCGAGTAGTTCTGGTTCTGACTCACACTTGACATAGTTGACTGGTTTGATCAGAGCCTTCTCTGTGTCGTAATCTTGTAGACCCCACACATGATAGATCCCATCAATATTATTCTTAATAGTTATTGCAAGTACTCTTTGGTCTGCAACTGCTACTTTGGGAAATCCACCTTCATACTCAGTCTCAATGTCGATAGTGGTAACGTTGATCTTATCACGATCAAACCGAATATCTTTTGGGAACTTGCGTGTGACATACTGGTGTAAGTAGTTGTTCGTTCCATAGACTTGGAAACCAGTGACATGTTGGTATTGTTCCAACCAATCACGTGCTTCTCTCATAGAGTCGAAATCTACTTCACCTATATGATTACCGTCCAAACCACGCCATCCAGTTTCAGTCTTGGATGGTACAAAGAATTTTGGTTTGAACTTTTCTTTCTTAAAAACTTTTTTACCGAGATCGTCATAACCTCGGTAAAGAATGTAGTTTGAATATCTTGCAACATTGGTATAAAACATATATGTATTATATCACAGTTTCAAAATGTTGTCAAGACAGATTCTCACTATTGTTATGTGTGGGTGGAGGCGGTGTTGGGTGATTGTCACCTTCGAATGTTTTACCAAAATTCTTTAAAGAATTATCCTGCATAATATTCATTCTAGCAACAGTATTATCTGTGGTGAATGCATCGTTTTGTTCTGCACGATCTAGTCTTTCCATTGTATATGAAACAATAACCTGATCATGTGGTGTTTTCCCAAAGTATATTTCTTGTGGTTTACTGTGTAATGCCGCTAGACATGCGAGTGATTCTTCAGATCCTGCAACCATGGCATTATCAAATACCACCATGTCGATACCTTGTGGTAAGTTATCTCCATCTATTGCAGTCCACATTGCATCCGCATTGTTACTCGAATTCCATTCATGTTCATCTACAGTTTTTACACAATGTGCTTTATTTACTGATGTCATTTAACCCTCCAGTAGTTTTTCAAATGTCATTGGCCCTGCGACTCCGTCTGGTGTGAGACCATTGTCCGTTTGCCAAAGTTTTAGTGCACGTTCAGTACCTCTACCGAATACACCGTCTCCGTCTAGTCCAAGTGCTTCCTGCATCATAGCAACACCTTCACCACGTGAACCTCTTCGTAATACACCAATATCATCTAAGATATCATCATCATCGTCTTCGTCTTCCTGTAAGACTTCAAACGACATACCCAGAACTTTCATCGCATTGATGTATCTTTTCTGTCTATCTTCTAGACCAATAGATCCACCATTGATCTTCTTAGTCATTAGTTTTACATTGTCACCGTCTGCAATATCGTTTAGATTATTCGTATCCCAGAACCAACATGCACTTTGTATTGAACCGTTAAAAGACTGGACATACTCTGCCGCTTCTTCTGCAGTCATGTCAATTGAGTCTCCAAACTTAGTGTAGTTGTCCCTACCTGTCAATTGCTTCAGTCCACGGCCTCGGAACAACCATCCATCACCTTCATAAATATTTCCCATTTTATACTTACGGAACTCATCCATGTAAACGTAGTTCGCAATCATTTCTGGTTGACGATGATATTCATCTGCGTCACGTTTAGGTGCATCACCAAAATATCTTCCAAATACTGCACGTAGAGCCTTTGCACTATAGTTTAGATTCTCTTCTAAACGTTTGAAATTTGCGCTCTCATGTGCACATTGAGATAAAAAGTGTGCTACCCTACGTTCTGTAGTAATACCGTACATGGGTAGTATTTCGTGTAATGCAGCGTACCATTCACCAACTTGTTTGTTGCCATGGATTATCTCTGCAAGGTGATCTTCCGTAAAATCAAAATCAAAACTCATAAACTATCCTTCTTCTTTAAAGTATTTATCCAACATTTCTAACCGTTCATTGGCATGACCCATAGTAGATAGTTCTTTTTGTATTGCTTCAACTACGTCACTATGTTCACCTATACCTGCGGCATTTCTCATGTAGACCATTATATTGGTCTTCGCTACTTCTAATTCACCTTCAGCGTGCATTCTACACGCCTTAACTAATTGTTGACTAAACTTAGTGGTCATGCAGATTCTCCAATAATTCACTAAATTTTCTTTTTGACTTACCACGTATTTTCGTAGATTTTATATCATCTAGGTTTGACATGTCATGTCCGACTACTACCATAGCGATCATACCCATCGTTGCATGTGGTGTACACTGATACAGGTAGATGCCAGGCGTATCAAATGTTATTGATACTTCTTTATTATTTTTACTTTTCTTTGGTAAATCCCATCCTTCAGGGCCTGCAATGAAGTGTACATTGTGTCCCTTTGATTTTGGATTCCAAGTTATTGTATCGCCTACGTCAACATGTGTTATATCTTTGGAGTAAACCATTTTTGCTCCATCATCACGTTTGTTTAACATATCGATTGTCATGTCTGCAGCGAACGCTGGAACAGACAGTGTAGCAATTACTGCTACGGTTGATAAAAGTTTAATCATGTTCTACTTCCTCTTAATGCAAAAAATAAACCACCTACCCATAAGAATACATGTAGGTTATCATATAATATTACGTCCCATAAACTAGTAGGTTGACCTATCCATATGACTCCAGTCATAATACAACAGATCACAATACCACAGAATCTTGTTAGTGCGTCTCCAAGATCTTGTAACCAAAAGTCCCAGACATAATCACCTGCGATTTTAGTAACCAAGATCCCACTAAGTAACAATCCTATACCTGCTCCTATTTCACCATACACTACGAACCACCACACCAAGTAAGGTAGTCCCCAAGAATCTGCATCTTCTATATTGTATGGTAATTTACTTAAACCTTGTTGTATAAACACAATGGCTAATGGGATGCGTAATAACCAATGGCTTAGACAAAACTCTGGAATTTTATTTAAAATAGATTTTATCATTTTCTTTCCTTAAATCATAGGGGGCGGTTTCCCGCCCCATCACTGTATTCATTTTTCTCCAGTTTGTCTCAACTGAGCAGCTTGTAACATACAACGTTTTGCTTGTTCATGATAACCATGACGTGTAAGTTCAACGGCCGCCCGTGAATATCCGACAATCTCTGCAGTTCTGGTAAGGGAACTCCATATGCCAGAAAACGGTGAAAAGACGTAACTCATTACTGCTGTAGTCATTACACCCACCCCTTTAGGTTAGTGTTTGTATCCACTGCAGAGCGTTTCAGTGTTTCATCACCTCGTGCTACTGAGTATATATCTCCTCGACCCAAACCGATATCATTTAATTCTGCATCGGTCAGTCTATTCAATTCCCTGATTGTTTGTCTTCTCATTTGATTTTTACGATAATCTTTCAACCAGTTTCTTGAAAATTGTAGAAGTCCTTCAATCGGACTCCGTAAGTAATTGTTTATCGCTAGTATGTGTTGTGTCATTTTCTTTACCCTCGTAAGTTTTACCAATATTAATTTTACGAGGACGCATTTCTTCTGGAATGACATACTTCAGTTCAATTGCAAGTATACCATCCTGAATATCTGCTCCATGCACGTTTACGTGCTCCGACAGTCTGAATGTCCTTTTAAATTTTTTAGTAGAGATACCACGATGGATAAACTCTCTACCTTTGGACACGTGATCCCCTGTCACCGTCAGTGTACGGTCTTTGACCTCTACTGATATCTCATCTTGTGAGAACCCTGCAATAGCAAGTTCGATCAGGTAATTACTTTCACCTGTCTTAATAATGTTATGTGGGGGATAGTGATCGTTTGCATGTTTTGCAGTCCATTCG